TATGTACTAGTGATTGAAAAGTGGCTGAAAATATGTAAGAGGTAAATAACCGAGAAGCTGTTATTATGAAAGGGAAAAGTGGGCTAAGTGCCTGATTATCAGCCCCCTCCCCCTTCCCTAACTTTCTGCCTATTACTATTTTTCATACCTTTACTACATTCTATTATGATATAAGTACATGTTTTTACCCTGTCTTTTTCCTTCTTTATCTTCCCCAAACCTTATCATTCTTAGGGTTTCAGAGTACATTACTTTGCTAAAAATTCTCCTTATATACTATATAAAATTCTTTAATTTCGGGGTTGCATTTTCTGGGCTGTTAACCCTTATCAAATTCATTTATTATGAGAGAGTATTTCAAACATCTTTACAAGCATCTTTGTATCTATATGTATAAATCTCCCAAGAGGGAGTTATCTCCGGATGACATATTAGGGGGTTTTCTGATTCCGGATAACAGTGCAGAATATATATTTACTCACAATCTTCTGCATCACTTATCAGATGATAATTCTTCTCTTATGCCTTGTGATTGGATAAACCGTCTTGTCAGTCACATAGGAGAATGTTTAAGCATGCATGAAGTTCTTTTAATACTGGGTGTTTCTGATATAGCGGGTACATGGAAGGTATTCACAGACAGTATCAGAAAGCCATGGTGTGAGATAACAGGTATTCTCCTTCCCTCTCACACTGATTATTCCCCTTCCTCTCTTCTTTACCTTAACATTCCTGATGATGAATTTTCCTGTGAATGTACAAGTGAGAGGTACTGTATAATAATGAATGCTCTTGTGAGCCGTAATGTTTTGATAACCCATACTTATCTTACGAGACAGGAGAGGTATAATATTCTGAAAGACTCGAAGAGGATTTATGAGGGCTATACCTTATCCTGGGGCATGTGTTATTCTTTAAACCGCGGGATTGTATCATGTCCGAAAGCCTGTACAGGCATGGGGTTAACTTTCAATAACCTTAACATAAATAATTATTTTCCTGAGTTCAACAATGACAGATACGGTAACATTAAAAATTCTGGTGGTTTCTGGTGGCCTGTATCTGACAAGTCATCAAGGCTGAGGGCTTTCGATGATCTTCTTTCTTTATATAAAGATCCTGAACATTAATTTCAACTGTATTACTATGGACAAAAATATTAAGGATTACATCACAGGTATGTATAACTTTCTTTATGACCTTCATATTGATGATCCCGGCACCTGTATGACAGGGAAGGAGCTTCTTTCAAAGATGGTCAGCATTCATAATACTCCTTATCAGAACTTATGGTACAGGAATTTCATCCCTCTGCTCATTCACACAAACAGTCCCGGATACCCATATGGTTTTATCTCTCCTGCCTGTCCTATGAGTGTAGCCGAAAAGATAAATATCTTAAGAGACGCCCAAACTATTTTGAAATCAGGACAATATTACGGGTTGTGCGTAGTTCTGACAGAAGCACTCCAGTGCTGGCCGAAATTCTGCTATCACAGGGGAATAAAACCATTACTACCGAATGTTCCCGCATTATTGAGTTATCACTTCCCTGAATTCAATAAGGACAGATTTGCTCCGTCCGGTATATCATATGATGGTTACTGGTGGGATAAATATGATACAGACACGAGAATGCAGGTATTGTGTGAACTGACAGACATATACAAGGAAAAACTTGTCGGAAGATCAGGGCCTGGAGAGGATAAATTATCAGAATAAATAGTCGGATTAAGAAACAGAGAAACAATGAATAAAGAAAAAAAAACAAGGAAAAGCCGGTCCCCTAAATCCGGTATAGGATACAGGAAAATACAGGAAGTATTTAAAGCTTACGGACTGCAACAGATTACTTACAAGGAATTACTGGAACTTATAAAGGATCTGGGATATGTCGGTGAGACTGCTACTTTGCTGGTAAAACATAAGGTACTGATGCCTGTAGGCAATTCAACATACTGGATAGATATATACAACAGGAGGGGATTCAAAAAAGTAGCCTATATAAGGAAACACTATCTGGTAAGTATGAGATACAGGAAGATAACCCCCATATCCCCAAATGCTCCTGTATATCTTAAAATATGGGGAAGTATAAAACTATTTTTCAATACATTATGAAATACTGCATTATAAAAATAACTTCTGAAGATCTGGAGAAAGGAGAATTCTCCTATGTAGACATTACTAAGGAAAATCTTCTGTGTGTAAAAGACAGGTTAAAGGAAGCCGTGGAAGTATATAACAACCTCATACAGTATATCCCTGTACTGCTGTGTTCAGAAAATGGCCGGGGACTGTATGAGTTAATGGAGGATGATGATAAAGACTATCCTTTCTTTATACTGAACAAAGAAACATACGAGAAGTACTGTATTCTTAATAAACTGGAAGAACTGGCTGTAGAAATCGCTGAAGATACTGGCTATCTGGTAGGTATAAATGATCTTGTGAAAGTAGTAATTAAAGTACAGTACGACATGCATAAGACCATAGATCCGGGCAAGGCTGTATATGACAGGGATATAACAGACAAAGTAAAAGAGATAGCCTCAGAGTTAATACACAAATCGGAAAAACAGCACTGTCAGAAAAATGAAAACAACAAAGGAACAATTACAGAAGATGGCAGTGGAGACTGCCAGGGATAACCCGTTCCTTATACTGGAATGGGCCACAGGAACAGGGAAGACAAAGGCTTCCCTGCTCATTATGGAGGAGCTGGCAAGGGAGAAGAAGGCTGACGGGATAGATATCCCCCTGAAAGTCCTTATCCTTATTGCTGAGACTGCCCACAGGCAGAACTGGAAGGAGGAAATGGACAAATGGCTCTCCGGGACCCTGCTTATGGATATAAAGATGGAATGCTACCAATCCATCCACAAATGTAAGGGTGAATATGACCTCCTTATCATGGATGAAATGCATCACATAGGATCTGAAAAGAGGATGGATTGTCTGTGGGATATAGATGCCTACAGGGTACTGGGTCTTACAGCCACCCTGAAAGACAGTATATTCAACAGTATAAAATACAGGTTTCCGAGGATAATAAAATCCGTTGTAACCCTTGAAGATGCTATAAAATGGAACCTTGTCCCCTTCCCTGAAATAATCCTCACCCCCCTGGCCCTGGGGCGTGAACCTGTAAATACAGTTTACCTGCCGTCAGGAAAAGGAAAGGAGAAAAAACAGGTCAGATGCTCTGAACAGCAGATCTACGAAAGACTGGACAGACAGGTGGAGATGCTGAAAAGAATGTATATACACGGAGGACAGGAATACCAAAGAATAAGGTGGATGAAGGCAGGATCCGAAAGGAAAAGATTCCTGGGAAGTATAAAGACGGATGCTGTCAGGGAGCTTATAAAGAGGGAAAACCTGGACAACAGAAGGTATATATGCTTCTGTTCAAGTATTGAACAGGCTACAGCACTGGGACACGGGAATGACATACACTCAAAAAAGAATAATTCCCAGGACAGCATAAACAGGTTCAATAACAGGGAATCCAATTGCCTGTATTCTGTGGGTATGGCTCAGGAAGGACTGAACCTGACAGACATAGAAGTATGTATTATAGTACAGCTGGACGGAGAGATAAGGGGATTTCTGCAAAAAGTAGGGAGGAGCCTGAGGGGAAAGGATCCTAAAGTATATATTCTGTATGTTGAAAATACAAAGGATGAAGAATATCTCCGTAAAGCCCTGGATGAAATAAAAATACCTGCTAAAACATTGATAATATGATGAATACAGTAGAAATCAGACTAAAGAAAAAAGCATGTGAAATGTATGGGCTTACCTTGGAAGAGGCCCTTATTCTTATTACCTTTGACACTGTTCCGCAGTTTATGAAACTGAAGGATGAGCTGGTAAAAAAAGGCCTGCTGAGCCTTAAAAGAGATGGTGATGATGAATGGTTTCTTCCGGATAAAGCCTGTGATATTGTCCATGATATATTGCTGGAAAGTGAGACTATAAAGAAAAGGGATCTGGGTCCTCTCTGTAAAAGACTCAAGGAAATATATCCCAGAGGATGCAAGGAAGTATCCGGCAAAAGATATTACTGGACAGATTCAGTAAAGCTGATAGAAAGAAGACTTAAAACATTCTTCTCATTATATGGGGAATTCAGTGATGAGGAGATAGAAGAAGCAACGGAAAGATATGTGAAATCCTTCGAAGGAAACTATGATATGATGAAACTTCTCAAGTACTTCATATTCAGGGAAAAATCCTTCGGAGGGGGAGTATCTGAACCTTCTTCGGATTTATTGAACTTTATTGAGAACAAAGACGAAAGAATAGTAACACATTTAGACAGACTGAGATGAGACTTGAATTTGATTTTATGGCTCATAAAAACATCGGGCTGGGAGTAGGAATATGCTGGGATAAGAAACTCCTCCCTCATAAAAGACTGGTATCACTGGGAATAGATTTTCTGTGTTTTACAGTATTTATAACCCTTGGAAAAAAATGAGCCTGTACGAAACAGTAATGGGGACTATACGAAAGAACAGGGAATCCCTGCAAGGGGAAGATCCCAATTGTATAGTTTTCCCTTATGAAAGATTCAGGGGATGTTTCCCGGGCCAGGAGAAGGGTAAGTATTATGGTATTACGGGGAACCAGAAATCAGCCAAATCAAAGTGGACTGATTATACCTTCCTGTATGAGCCTTTCTTCGATATGATAGAAAACAACGGGCCTGAGATACATTGTATGTATTTCACCCTGGAGATGAGCCCTTCGTATAAGATGCTGGAATTTATGTGCCATGCCCTGTACAGGATATCAGGAGGATCTATGAGGTATTCTCCCAGACAGGCCAAGAGTGTGGGAAAAGGAGTGAGATTCCCGGATGAGGCTATGAAGGTAATGGAATCCGATGAGTTCAGGCATATATGTGAAAAATGGGAGGAGACAGTAGAATATATTACCGACCAGAGGAATCCTACAGGTATCAATAAGGCTATAAAGGAGAGAGCTCTGGCACACGGGCATTATATCTTCAGGGATCCTGAGAAACAGGAAGGAGTAATAGGGTATAAACCTGATAATGAGGATATCTATGAGATAATTATTATAGATAACCTGGCTAACCTGTCCATTGAAAGGGAGTTTACAGAGAGACAGAATATAAACAAGCTGTCGAAGTATATTGTTGCAGCAAGGGATCTGCTGAACTATACCTTCATTGTCATACAGCATCAGGCCCAGTCTGTAGAAGATAAGGATTCCTTTAAGTTTAATAAGGGAGAACCTACTTCCGCAGGGCTTGGCAACAGTAAGGAGATATGCAGGGACCTGAATATGCTGTTCGGGATATACTCACCATTTAAGATGGGACTGTCAGGATACAAGGGATATGACATATCACGTCTGAGAAATTATGCCAGGTTTGTGAAGGTCCTTGAAGACAGGGATGGGGATGCTACAGGAGAAATACTTCCACTCCTGTTCGACGGTGCTGTATCCATCTTCGACGAGATGCCCAAGTCCTTTCAGGAAAAGGAAATGGAAGATTTCTACAGGTATGCAGAGGCTCATGATTCCATGCCAGGAGTGCTGTCTTTCATGAGGAAATCAACACCGGTAAGTATATGGTACAAAATAAGAAGAATGAGTTTTTTAATATCTAAAAAAGTAAAACAGTTATGGGAAAAATGATGATTGTAGTAGGTCCTACAGGGTCCGGGAAAACCCGGTCAGTAAAGAACCTCAATCCGGAAAGTACGGTAATTATTAATGTGACAAACAAACCACTGCCATTCAGAGGATCGGAGAAAATCTTCTCGGAAGATAAGGATAACCTCCTTCACCTGACAGCATGGGATAGTATAGCATCCACTATACAGACCATCTCTGATGAAGGCCCGCACATCAAATATATCATTATTGATGATGCCAGATACATCATGGAGAAGGAACTGTTCCAGAAAGTCAATGTGGTGGGATACTCGAAATTCACGGAGATAGCACTGCACTTCCAGACTATTATGGAAACAGTGGAGAATGCACGCAGGGACCTCATCGTATGTATGATGATGCATGATGATGATGTAGTGAATGACAAGGCCATAGTAGGAAAGAAATGTAAAACTGTGGGCCGGATGGTGGATGAGCACTATAATCCATTAGAGGTAGTGGCCATCTGCCTGTATTGTTCCCCTTCATTCGGGAAAGACGGAAAGCCGGAATTTAAATTCTATACCCACAAAATGAGACTGAATGGAGTGGAAATTCCTGCCAAGACACCGGAAGATATGTTCTCAGAAGATACTATCCCGAATGACCTGAATATCGTGTTCAAGGCTATTGAGGAATATTATTAAACTGTACTCAGATAACTCAGAGTTATATATTTATTATTAATTATTTAAAGCTTTAAATTATGGAAGAAAAGAAAATGGGCATTTATAAGAAAGCCCAGGTTAAGAGAATGATTTTAGGTTTGAAACCACTATGCCGTAAAGTTGACTCCCTGAACAAAAAGATTGAAGATCTGATGGCAGAGAAAGAAGAAGTAGTCAAAAGCATGGATTCTATTAACAAGGCCATTATTGCATTTGCAGGAAATGAATTTGCTGATGAAGTAGAAGCCCTGATCTTCGAAATGCTTAAAACACCCACTCCCCAGGCCCGGGAGGTGGAGAATAAAACAGAAGGAGAGCCACAGGAACAAAGTAAAGAGGAAGCCCCGGCAGAAGAAACAGAAAATAGTAAGGAGGAGCCGGAAGCAGGGGAAAAAGAACAGGTTTCAGAAGAAACAGTAGCATCAAAATGGATCAGAATGGACTAACAGTTTAAAGTAAGAAGATATGAAAATAGGACAAGCACAAGAGTCGAAAGAATCTGTATCAAGGAAGTTATATACCGGAGTGGCTCCGGTGAAGGTGCTGCTGGTAAATCCTTCAAAGGACGAGCTGGAAAAGGAATTTGGGTGGAAGGTTGATAAGGAACCTGTATATACCGGGGAAAAGGATGGTGTGAGATGGGTGAATATTACCCTGTATACCAAGCCTGATATTGAAGGAGTAGAGGATATCCTGCCTGTGAAATTCTTCCTGAGGGATACAGCAAGGCTCAATTCTGCCGGAAATAAGTGTCAGTGCGTAAATGCCTACGGGGAAACAGTATGGCTGTCACAGGAAGACTATGATAACTGTGTTATCCCCGGTAATATGAATTTCTCACCTGAGGGGGTAAGACAGGCCTATTCAGGGGAGGATTCATTACTGGAATTTATCCGTACCCACCTGAATGTGCCCTCCCGTATGTATATGACGCAGGATAAGGAATGGAAGGAGATTGAAGATCCTGAAACTGCACTTCTGCAACTGGAAAGAATCGGTGACTATTTCTCCGGGGATGTCTCAGAAGTAGTGGAAGCTCTTTCCCTGTTCCCTGATAACTGTACCAAGGTGTGGTTCGGAGTACAGAAAGACAGTAACAACAATAACTATCAGACTTTCTTCCCTGCTAAATTCGGCAGAAAAGCAGCCCGTAACTGTTCTTTCATCCTGAATAACATCACCAGATGTAAGGCAGCGGGAATGTACCAGAATGTGGAGTTCGGAGATGAAGTGTTTAAGGAATATACAGAGACTCCTACTACATTCAAGGCTCCTGAAACAAAAGCCGCCACAGTGGAAGAAGTAAAATCAAAGTGGGTGAAAAAATAAAAAAAAACAGCATAATATGATACTGACTGCCCGTCCTGATGATCTTAACAGTCTATACAGAATAGTAAGTGAATTTCAGATAATCTCATATTACCTGGGAATCACGGAACTTCCATGTATAATAAATGCGCCGTACAGACCTGACAGGAAACCCTCACTGAGCATCTTTCAGGGTATGGACGGGCATATCAGGTTCAAAGACCAGGCAAGAGGAGATTCAGGCAGGGTACTGGATCTCCTGAGTCTGATGTGGGCCTGTACTGCACAGGAGGCATTCAGGAGGTTATGCAGGGATTTGTCTGATATCAGGAGGGTTCCTGACAAAAAAAAATTGTCAGGACCTGTTTCCGGAAAACAGGGATCCTCTCTGCCGCACCAGGGATCGGATGTCAGGGTAAAAACCAGAGACTGGAGGCCCTATGACTATGAGTTCTGGGAAAAGCAGGGAGTGGATAAGTGGTTTCTGGATATCTCGAATACCTATCCTATCAGCACCATATTCTTTATCAGGGAAGGAAAGACTACTTCTATGCCTGCCGATAAATATGCCTATGTATATGTTGAATTCAAGGACGGAAATCCTACCATTAAGATTTACCAGCCTTTCAGTGACCATCTTAAATGGATAAGCAAGCATGACAGGTCTGTATGGGACCTGTGGACACTGCTTCCTGAAAGAGGAAACCATCTGGTAATCACTTCCTCACGGAAGGATGCCATGTGTGTATGGTGTTGCACAGGTACACCCTCGACAAGCCTGCAAGGTGAAGGATATGTCCCTAAGCCTCATGTTATATCTTCACTGAAACAAAGGTTCGAAAATATACATGTGCTGTTCGACAATGATTTCAATAAGGAAATCAATTACGGCAGGATGTACTCTGAGAAGCTGTGTGATGAATATAACCTGCATCAGATAGAAATCCCGTCTTTATACAAATCAAAAGATCCCAGTGACCTTACAAAAAATCATGGAAGGAAACTGGCCACCCGGGTACTCAGGGATATGATAGGACTCCCCCAGGACCCGGATGATATACCATTTTAACAATCAATATTAAAATAATCAGATTATGGAAAGTAGAATTATCAGAATTACAGATGAGACAGTTAGCTGGGCAAAACAGATTGAAAGTACAGCAGGAACTTTGGGAGAACTGAAAAGGGAGCTGGATAATGCCGGAATCAATTATAGTGGTAAGGAATTCCATGAAGGAAGATCAAGAACTATGCTTACAGATGATCAGAGCCTTCTTCCTGACACTGTGATGTTCCGTGGGAATCCTACACGTGAATTGTCTATTATCCTAATGACTCCGAACAAAAAAGTATCTTCCGGAACATTATCCAGAAAAGAAATTAACCAAATGATTGTCTCAAGAGGTTTACAGGAGGATGTGAAAAAAGAATTTGGAAGAAATTACACACAGGTATCAAGTGATAACCTTACAGCCTTCATAACAAAAATGGAACGTACATCAGGTAATAAGAAAAAGGTACAGGATAAGAAGGAGAAGGTCCTGGAGGCAGTGTATGATACTATGGAGAAGGACAAAGAGGAAGAAAATAAGCCGGAACCCTGTGGTACAGAATCTGTATGGTCCGCAGCCAGACTGGATAGCCTGCTGAATTGCCTGTATAATAAGGGAATCCTGAGTGATACTGACATTAATAGTATCAGGGAGGGATCTGTCAGGAAGAATGAAACCGAAAACCTTCTGTCAGAATTGAAGGAAGAATTTAAGTACCTGAGATGACAGTAGATGAGGCCATTGAGGAGGTATATCGGAGATTCGATAGCCTCCTCTCCTCCTTTAATGATTATTTCGGGGAGGAGTATGTAGATGAGGATGTCTGTTCTGAAAGGATAAAATTACTTTCTATGTATGAAGATATTATACAGAAATGTGACACATTCGATGATGCCATAAACGAGATACTGAGTAGACGCGGAGAAGGTTTAGACAGACCAGCATTTACAATTATTATATACCGCCCGGAGGTTATTATACAGAATGAAGTAGAAGAAACACATACTATAAAGGATCTGTATATCAAACTTGCATTTAACAACCTCATGCTGTCCGTAGAAGGCGTCAGAATGAACAGAGGTACCTACTCATATATCGAGGCATGCAGAGGGTATATCCATTCACATTGTCACAGTAACCCAAACCTGTCAGGGGCATTTAGGACATGTTGTCTTGGGAAAACAGCCCTGAGTACTGTAATAAGTACTATGAAATTTATATGGGAACCTGGATTTACAGAGACTCTTCCTGTATTACTGGATCAGTACATACATGTGGAGTCTGTATCCGGAGTCCCCTATCAGTATATGGCAGATCTGAATATAGAAAAGTCCGACAGACTTATATATACACAGGATCAGAATACAAGTAACATATCTGTAAGTATACCGGATATGAAGTATCTTGTAAAAACCTTTCTGGTATCAGGTAATATAAAGCTTGCAGAATGTAACGGAAGGGTAAAGCTCAGTTATACACCGGAAGAACTGGCAGTTATATTATCAGATTTAGCTGAGGACTGTTCCTTGGATACACCCTTATATAGAGGATTTCAGGATAGTTTCGGATATATATATAAGTATAATGCACCTGAAATAACTGACATTGACCCGGATACTGAACGTATACTGTTCATGTTTAAAGGCAGTCCTGTAAGACTCCGTGTAGAACCGAAAGATGATATTATTCCCAATTTCCGATACTTTATACAACCAGAGGTGTATAGTGTATTCGTCGATATTGTTGAATCTTTATTAACCGCTTATGCAGAAAAATATACATCAGAACAAGCAATCCCTGAGAAATATAGGAAATATAGAAATTCCCAGGGACATTCAGAATAAGATAGATTGGGCTATCTTCGAACTTCCTGACACTGAGTGGTCAGGAGTTTTGTTTTACAGTATTAAAGACAGAAAAGGAAAGATTTCCGCTGTAGTAAAGGATATTCTCATACTTGATATAGGAACATCCGTACATACTCAATATGACAGTAATGATGTTAACAGGTACATAGCAGCTTTCATAGCTGATAATGAACTTGAGGGCAGCAGTATAGGGCTCATACACTCACATCACCGCATGGGGGCTTTCTTCTCAGGGGAAGATATGCAGACCCTGGCAAGTGAAGGGAAGGAAAAGAACTGGTTCCTGTCACTGGTGGTAGATTCAAGTCATACCTACGAGGCCAGAATAACAAGGAAAGTAGTTTATAATGGTACTTTGAAAGGATCATACACAGATCCTGACGGAAATACCATATATACAGGTGAGAAGAAGTTTACCTCTACTCAGATAGAGACTTACTCACTGGATGTAAAATATCCGAAATCCTTCCTTAAATTCCCTGAATCTCCCTTATCTACGGCAAGGGAAATATCAAGACGTAAGGCACCATGTATGACAGCAAACAGAGACTGGCTTTCTGAACATCGGGACTATGAGAGTATTATACCGTACCAGCCCTCAGCTTATATGAAAAGCACCGGGATATCACGTGGTATTACACAAAGAGCTTCCTGCCAGAGCAATGACATTGATACAGGAGTATGTAAGGTGTTATCCGGATTCCTGCGTCTGGACGACATAGACAGTATAGTATCCGAACTTATCGACGAGGCTGACAGTAATCCGCCGTACTACAGGATGTGGAAGGATATAGATCCTAAGTATAAGAAGAAGGAGATCCTGGAAAAGGTAATCGGGTATATATGTGATTATAAGGATAACAGTCTGGATCCTATCCTTGAATTAGTTGAAAGTAAATTGAAGACATTATGAATGAAAATTGTACACAAAGATTCTCCGGAGCTGTATGGTTCGAAATGTTAAAATACCAACATGCGAATATTGTAGGACTCGGAGGTATAGGAAGCTGGACCTCTTTTGCTATAGGAAAGCTCGGTGTAAAGAGTATGAATCTTATAGACCCCGATGTAGTTTCTCCTGAGAATATGGCCGGGCAGATGCATTTCGATAGTCTTATAGGACAAAGTAAAGTTGTATCTATGAGGAGAGTATTAGAGGCATTCAGGGTTATATCATGGGTAGTATGCCACAGGGAGAGGGTAACCAGGAACAAAGTATTCTCAGGACATGTTATATCATGCCTTGATAATATGGAATCAAGAAGGGAAGTTTATAAAGCCTGGAAACGTAATGTTGATAGCAAAAGTAAGTCTGTGTTTATAGATGGCAGACTAAGTGCCGAAATGTATCAGATTATATGTATGGAAAGCAGTGAGGAGGAGAATATGAAAAGATATGAAGAGCAGTATCTTTTCAGTGATGCAGAGGCCGAGGAACAGATCTGCTCTTATAAACAGACTACATTTATGGCTATGCAGATAGGAGGAATGATAGCCAATGTATTTGTCAACAAGCTGTGTCAGGTATACATGCAGTCGGAAAGATATGTCCCCTTCTTTATGGAGTATCACGGTCCTTTGATGACTACTAAATTTATCGAATGATGAGAATGTATACATTAAGCAATATACTGGATGGAGTTTACTATAACCTCTCTCCACTAGGATGGGTATATCATACATATAGTAACGATATGCATGATTACCTGATACAGGTCGGTAATGACGGAGGTAAGTACTACATTCCATGTATAAAAAGTATAATGATGGCAAAATCTCTGAAGGAGGCTATACACACTATAGGTAATAGTAGGAATAGTCCATACATACTACAGTATAAAGGATACAATATGCTGTGTATAGCAGGGACAGCTATATATGACAAGGAGGTTATCCTCTCTGTCTTTATTGATAAAAAAGAGATTTATATAAACTATAATGCTCCTGTATTACCAAAAGCAGATATGACAAGACTGATAAATACAGCTATATCGGCAGGATACACTATCCATTCCGTCTATACTATTCTTTCTGTAAAGGCTGTCGATGAGGAACAGTATACTGTTGTGACCCCTTTAGTAAAGATGAAGGCTCTGGAGAATGCAGATCAGTTTGTAATTGCGTATCTCAGTAAGAATTATAATATTATAATCAATCAATTGTATGATCAAAAATGAATTATTAGGTAAATGGGGAGTCTATATGAATGAACAGGTGCTTATGAATACCCTCACATCTATAGATAAGGACACGGATAATATGTGTCCGGAAATAGATAAGGTATTCCGTGCCTTTCATCTTACAGACCCCTCCAGGACCCGGCTTGTCATAGTAGGACAGGATCCCTACCCTCAAAAAGGAGTAGCTACGGGAATATTGTTCGGCAATAAAGAAGGTACCAAATCCGAAGATTTAAGCCCTTCTTTAAAGGTACTGAAGGAATGTATTCTGCATCCTGAGATCTCTTCTTACAGGCCTTCTGATGAAGCCAGATTCGATCCCACTCTTGAGTCATGGGTGTCTCAGGGAATACTGATGATAAATTCAGCCCTTACTGTAAAGGTAAATTCCCCGGGTAGCCATCAGGCTGCCTGGAGGGAATTTACAGATACCTTTATCAGAATGTTTTCTTCCGACAGAACAGATGTAATATGGCTGTTCTTCGGGGCTCAGGCAGCCTCCTTCATTCCGGCAGTGCAGAATGCGGCATGTATACTGAAATGTGAACATCCTGCTTATTTTGCCCGTAGTAATACCAGAATGACAGATGATCCGTTTGCCAGGATAAACAGGTTCATGAAGGAGAATATGGGGACTGAATTCAAATGGTTATTACCTGAATATGATGAAGAAGAAACAGACGGTCTCCCATTCTGATAAGAACAGGAAGATTAAAAATGCCACCCCCGGATTCTTCGATGGTATACAGTTTAAGTCGAAGGCTGAACTGAATATGTACAGGTATGCCCTGAGAGAAGGAATAAGACTGGAGTATGAGCCTGAAAAGGTAATACTCATGAAAGGGGACTATCCTGATAATGTACAGGTATGGAGTACATACAGCAGAAGAGGACAGGCAGCTGTCTTTCAGCCTGATATCAGGAAACTCCGTGACCTTACATATACCCCTGATTTTGTATACAGGCATGGTAATGTTCTGGATATTATAGAGGTAAAAGGATTCAGGAATGATGTATACCCTGTAAAGAGAAAACTGTTTATAGATTACCTGAACAAATCAGACCATCAGGGCCTGGAGGTGAGGTTTTTTGAAGTAACGACGATACACAGCATGAAGAAGTGTATTGAAGAAATTAAAAACAAAATGAAGACATGAATGAAGAAGAACGGAAAATTATCAGCCTGATACAGTCAATGCCAGTAAATTACCTGAGAGCATCAGTGGATTCCCTGAAAAACAGGGAATATGAGACCGTAATCAATATTATCAGCCTGATCAGAGAGAAATTCAACAGGAATCCTGATCTGCATATCAGTGTGGATATGGATGCCCTGGACAGAGCTGAACACATTTTAAAACAATTAGTATGAAAAGCTTTAAAGACCTGTCAAAAGATATAACAGATGAGGAATACAGATCTATGGATCTGATATCCTATTCAATGCTCAGTGCCTTCAGCAAGGAAGGACCTCAGGCTATAAAGAAATACCTTGACCATGATACGGATACAGACAGGTATCTGGAGAGAGGAGCATTGATGGACAGAATAGTATTTGAAGGCCCCGTATACATCAGGAAGAACTTTTCTTTCCTGGCCGACTGTGATATGCCGGGAGACAAACTTAAAAGTATAGCAGATTCCATTCACAATGCCTTTCCGGGTAAAGCACTGGATTCAATCCCGAAACAGGTTATTGTCACTGCTGCAAATATACATGACTATCAAACTAACTGGAAGGATGACACCAGGGTGGATAAGATAGTAAAGTCTGCGGGGAAGTATTACAGCCTGCTGACTGAGGGAAAGAAGATACTGTCAGTAGATCAGTATGAGTCATTGCTGAGAGCTTCCAAGATACTCCTTGACAGTCCTGTATACCCCCGTTGCAGTAACAACGGAGAAACAGAAATGTTTACCCAGCTGAAGTTTGTAGCCAATGTGGAACATGTCGGTGAGTATAAATTTATGCCTGACCTTATCATCGTCAACCATATCAGGAAGATCATAAAGATCTATGACCTGAAAACTACAGGAAAATGGGAAGAATATTTCCCTGACTCTGTAACCAGGTATGGGTATTACATCCAGGCCTGCATGTATGTACAAGGGTTGAAGAGTATTATAGAGAAGGATCCTGATTTCAGGGAATATACTGTAGACCCTGTATTCTCCTTCATCACCATTAATACCAGCTCTCCCGGCCCTATACAGTGGGATTTCAGGATGTCACTGAATACAAACGGATTTGTGGACGATAAAGGCACAGTATACAAGGGATGGGTACGGCTGTATAGGGAATGCCGATGGCATATCAGTACAGGAATATTCAACTATTCCTATGACACATATGTAAATAATTACAGAAGAGAAATTACTAACATTAATGTAATCGGCTCCACCGGAAGGAGGTAATATGGGAATAATATGTCTGGCATTTTTATTAATGGCATTGTGGTCGGTATATCTTATTACCATAAGAACCTCAAGGGATCTGAACAGGAACAATGAGAATACGAAAGAATGGGAGTTTTTTTTCTCCTTTGAGGATTATTTCGAAAGAACAAAGACTCCGATGGTCATTGTTCACCTGTATGGTAAGAAATGCAGGTTCCTTCTGGATTCCGGAGCTCACCAGAACTGCCTTGATATTCAATTCCTGTATACTATAAAGGATAAGCTGAAAGGGAAGACAATAGCCGAAGGAGATAAGATACAGGTGGGGAACGGAGCTATTATGGATTCCTATGGTATGCAGGTCAGATTTAATATCAGGAATATGGAATTCAATGAGGACTTTCTGGTCTCAGACCTGAAAGGACTGAGAGAGTTCAGCAACAGGGAGGGCCTTAATGTTACAGGAATCCTCGGGAGTGAATTCTTTGACAAGCACAAGTGGAAGATAGATTTCGACAAGTATATAGTATGGCATAAAATAAAAAAAAATGAGATATGTAGTAAGTAATAATACTGACCTGTTCGGAACCTCTGATAAATACGGGAGGATGTCTGTGGAGAAATCCCTGGATATCCTCCGCAGTATGAAAAGAATAGGATTCGATACTGAGACTACTTCACTGGACTGTCATTCAGGAAATATCAGGTGTATACAGTTTGGAAACTTTGATGTACAAATCCTTGTCGACACTTATACTATTGATATACAACTATATAAGGAGTTGCTGGAATCTGAGGACATACAGTTTATAGTAGTTAATGGTAAGTTCGATGCCAAATACCTGCATAATCACAGGATATGTATTATGAATATGTATGACCTGTTCCTGAATGAACAGCTGATATATCTAGGGTACCCTTCTTATCCTTCGGCAAGTTTACAGGGACTGGCCCATAGGTATGCAGGAGTCAGTATGGATAAGTCCGTACGTACGGAGATAGCTTCCAGAGGTCTTACTCCTGAGGTAATAGTGTATGCATGTGATGATGTGAAATATCTTCTTATGATAGCTGATAAGCAGGAAGAGGAGCTTAGAAGACAGGATTTGTGTACTGCTGCTGCTATAGAAGGAATGACTATTGCCCCTCTGTCTTATATGGAATGGTGCGGAGTGATTGTAAGCCGGGAAAAATGGATGGAGAAGGCGGAAGATGATATGAGGGATCTTAAGGAGTCTGTAGAAGCTCTTAATAAGGCTGTAATAGAATATTCACTGGAACATCCGTCTCCGGGGAAAATCCTTTATTTCGATCCTTATTCCATGTCCAAAGAGGAACAGAAAGAATGGGTTACAAACAATGTTCAGGATTCCAACAAGACAAAGAAAGTAAAAGGAAAGACTGTTCCTGTAAAAAGGAAAAGACTTAAGAGGAGGCCGGATCTGGATAAGGTAGTTAAGGACGGGAATCTGGAATACAGGAAAATAGCCTATGAGAGAATGTCGCAATATCCGTACATCTATGAGGATCCTCAGTACGATATGTTTCATGAATCCGAAAGATATGTATGTGATATCAACTGGTCCAGTTCAGGACAGGTAATCCCTCTGCTGGAGGAGCTGGGATGTGATGTTATGGTAGAAGACAAGGATAGTCCCACAGGATTTAAAAAGACCTGTGATGCCAAGAAAATAAAGCCGCAGAGATATGTCCATAAAATTGTAGATCTCTACTGTAAATACAAGAAACTGGAGAAAGTAGTCAGTACTTACGGGCCTAAATTCCTTGAAAATATCCACCCCCGGACCGGGAGGGTCTATACTAATTATCATCAGCTTGGAACAGATACCACCAGGTTCAGTTCCACAGACCCGAACCTTTTGAATCTTCCTAAGAATGAAAGAACCAGATCATGCTTCATTCCAAGGGAGGGATGGCTGTGGATATCACAGGATGTTAAAGGGGAAGAGTCTGTGCTTATGGCTGATGCTTCAAGGGATGAGGCTATGATCAGTGAGTTCCTGGAAGGAAGTGGGGATATGCACTCACTGACTGGCCGGATGGTATTCAAAGAACTGGAAGGCCTGTCCACGGCAGATATTAAGAAATATCACAGTGATCTCAGGGATACAGCAAAGAAGTATGAGTTCCTGTGGAATTACCTGGGAGGATGGACTACCCTTATGCAGAACTTCGGTCTCTCTGAAGAAAGAGCAAAGGAACTGGATAACAGGTACAGATCAGGGTTCAAAGGTCTCATAGCATGGCAGAACATGAGGAAAGAGGAAGTTATGAGACTGGGATATGTAATTATAAATCCTAAGACCGGACACAGAGCCCATATCTATGATTTCGATGATCTGTGTGAGCTGAAAGAAAGCTTTACAGAGGAATTCTGGAACAAGTACAGAGAGATACCAAAGGACAGATCCGGAAAGAAGTCCCCCAGGGACCAGGAGGAGAGAGATATGGTGAAAAAGGTAAGACACTACTTTAAAAGAAAGTCGGAATCTGAGAAATTTTCGGTGAACTACTGTAGAATGTATGCAGCCTGCAATAGGAATATTGCTTGAATAATGGGAAGAATTGCTGGGAATCTAAGCAGAAAACTGTATGATAATCAGCAGCCGAGCCTCAGGGAAGACTGAGGAAGGTTCAGAGACTAGGGACATTACGATGAGCCCACAGCATCCCACTCCCCATCCTCTAAAAAGAGAAGGGAGATGATATAGTCCGATCTATCATGAAAATGATAATTAATAATTTGCTTTTTAAATAATTATTAATAAATACGATACAAGGCACCGGAGCTCAGATACTTAGATTCGCTCTGATCAATATGTTCAGAGAATGCAGGAGCAGAGGATGGCTGTATGATAAGGTAGAGTTTTATATAACACCCTATGATGAAGCGGATATAGGAGCTTCAAAGGATATAGCACAGGAAGCCTCAGACCTGCTGACCAAGTGTATAAGAGATGCAGGTGATCTGTTTACATCTGTACTGCATATAGATGTAGATGTAAATATTGGAGACAGATGGATTCATTAATAAGTGTAATTATGAAAGAAAGAAACTTTGGAAGAGATATAGAAAATCTCAGGAATCTGATAGAAGAGTATCAGGAAGCTGAAAAATCGGATATTCTTAAGGTAAACCCTAATGAGATATCTTTTACATATCATGGTCAGCTGGCAAATAGTACAGGCATGGCTATAAGATGTATCGGAGATGCTCTAAGAGAGAATATGGGTACTATTCTTCTAAGAGCAAGACAAATGTCAGATAGTCGGTTACTGGAAATTGAAAGAAAAATAAGACAATTGTGTTCTGATATTAATGATGAATATGAGTGACAAAGTACGGTTACTAAAAGAAACAAAACAATATGAGTGAAAATTGTCCTATAGGATCTGATTATGATCATGCAGCACCGTGGAATCAGAATATGAAAAAAAAACAGAAAATAACTGTAGTTATTGAAGCTTTCAGGGAGGTAACATCTGTCCTCCCTGAAGACTATACAACAGAAGAGGCCCTTGAGTCCATAAGGCCTGTTCTGGAGGAATTAAAGGATCAGGGATGGACGATAGGAGAATCTTATATACAAATATGAATCATGGCAATATTAATAGGAATAATTTTATTTGTAATAGGGATAACCTTTCATAAATCAGATAAGGATCCTAATGATTTTTCATTCTTCAAGATCTGGGGAGTAATACTCTCTATGGTAGGATTTTTATTTACTGTGCATGGACTTATAAAAGTTATACAGTAATTTCAGTAGAAAGATTTCTCTATAATTATCCACTCTCCCGGCCCGGGGGAGGTGTATATAAATGCATTAAATTTAGAAAAATGAAAAGGAAAGTGAGAGAACAGGACAGACCTGGATATATTTATAAATATCCGGTAGGAACAAAAGTTAGAATAAAGGATAATGTGGAATGTCATCCTGATTTCCACAAAGGAGGACTATTAGTGTTCCAGGATGAATCTTATGTAGATGATGATGAATACCCGGTGGGTATAAATGTAATGGGATTAGGAACATGTTATATGTTTCACCCGGATGAGTATGAAATTATAAAATAGAAAGTATATGAAAGTAGTAACTATTGAAATTCCTGATGATTCAGAACTTATAAAAGAAGGAAATATCTATAAAATTTGTCAGGTAATACCTAAAACTTGGGAAGAATTTTGTAATAGAACACCTATTAGACGGGAGTATTTTATAGGTTATGATTCAAAAATAAATTTAAGAGAGAATAAAGGCAGAGCTTTTTGTGGGGATAGAAATTTATATGCATCAGAAGTAGAAGCAGAAGCCACATTAGCTCTTACTCAACTGATAAGGTTACGAAAAGCTTGGGTAGGTGAATGGGATCCAGAGAAAGCATGCGCGAATATTTATTATATCCAAAGTACGATAGATGGAAAATTAACAGTATCATTTATATCACGTTATGTATACCGTCATACTCTTACGTTCCCATCTAAAAGTATGACAACGCAATTTATAGAATGCTTTAGAGATTTATTAAATAGAGCCAATAGATTTTTAGCATGAGAGATCAGGTTTTATCAATAGATCAAATGAAACATCTAAAAGACTTAGATATTGATACTAGCGAAGCTACTTTATATTGGACACGTCGTTGTCATGGATGTAAAATTGACGACGATTCTACAGGAGAGTGGTTTCTTAGTCTACAGAAAGAGTTTCAGGTAATTGGATTTATATCTTATGAAGTGATTCCAACTTTTACCCTCCAAGATTTATTGAATGTTATCCCTCCCAGGGTATCCTCTAGATCAAATGAAGTATTTTCTCTTAGAATAGAAAGATGTATAGATGAGTGGGGAGTATACTATGGGACTACTGAGGATAGTGACGGAAGTAAACTTTCCACTCCAATTTATGGGGATACGTTACTAGAAGCCGCCTATGAAATGCTTTGTTATCTTGCTGAAAATAATTTACTTAAAAAATAGAAATTATGACGAAGGAGGACTGATAACATGGGATATATTGAAGACTATATAAAAAAGGAGGCTATGATAAAGGAATTCTCAGAAGCCGTTTCTTACGTGAAAAGTAATATTGACTACCCGTTTGACAAAATATCCGGATATCTGGAGTATGCAGATACTAAGGAGCACTCTGGATATGTATACGTTGAAAAATATACATTACACGGAGATACTTACTGTGCAGTAAGAGGGAGGCCAGACCTTTTCTTAAAAAGGGAAGGCGACAATGACGAAGATAATTTTCATTGTTTTGTTGATAAAAAGACAGTATTTAAGTACTGCCATTTCGGCTATTTTCTGTTCCCTCTGAAAGATGGCAGATACTGGATGGTACATTATGAATATTTAGATGTCGGTGAGGCTAAGGTATAAACAGGATATAGGTAAAAGAAAAGGAGAAAAAAAATGAGTATAATCCAAATAGGTTCGCTTGAAATATTCAAGCAAAATAGATACTATCCTACTGATATAGGATTAGTATCCGATAATGCTTACCTAAGCATTATAGTCACAAATAAATGTCAGTGTAATTGTGCCTATTGTATAAATTCAGAGACAGACAGATCCATTGATTTGCCTTGTGGTAAAGCCTTAGGTAATATCAGATACCTGGTTGAAAAGTATAATATAAAAGAAGCTATTTTACTTGGGGGAGAGCCTTTGCTGCATCCGAATATATTAGGGTTCATATCTACACTAAGACTTGATACCGGATTGAATATGGTCAGACTGACCACTAATGGGATAAGACTAAAAGAAAACGATGCATTTATAAAGGAGCTTGTAAGAGAGGATATAGGAATACAGGGTATAAATATATCCTTTCATAATGAGGACTTTATCACACTAAAGGACTTAAGAAGAATTTATAATACCATCAAATATTATAATCCGGCTATAAAAGTAAGAGTTAATACGAATATATGGAGAGGGAATCTGGATACTATAAATTCACTGACTGACCACATACGTAAAATAAGTTTTGTGGATGAGATCAGGATAAGTAATATTATACCAAAGGATAGTTTCTCTGTTAATACCAAAAATAATGGAACTCATTTAATTCTCTCCGATAAGCAATATGTATCTCTGTTCACAAGTCTGATAGAGTCATATAAAGATTCGTATACTATTATAGATAATAAGGATACACTGGGATTTGTCAGATATCTTCTAATTCCAACTAAATGTCCTATTATTATTAACTGGAATCTGGGAAGTAAAGTCTCAGACCAGATCTGTGAAAATGATATCAGGAACAGGAAGATAAATACATTTAAATGTCTTGTAAGTGGGGATATTTCTTTATCTTGGAATGAGAATAATATTCTTAACTTATAATACTGATAAAAATTTAAAAAATTGGAGAAATGTATACAGTAAATTTATGTAGATGTCCTTATTGTGGATCTTACCACTACGAAGTAGGGTATTTTACATCCGCGGCTAATTGTAGATGTATCGATTGTAATAGTCTATTTTGGTTCAATTTTAGTATTTAAATTACGTTTGAGATTGTAATTTGTATTAAATCTGTAAAATAGCAATAATATGAAACTATTATTTGTTATAAATAACATTCAAGAAGCATACCATGAATATGAAAATACAGGAAGTATGCCAGCAGTTAAAAAGCGTTCTGTTGAAATAGAATTAACAGATGAGCAAGTAAGAAAAATAGGTATCCGTAATATAGGATATAGTAGTAGGACCCCCATAACAGAGACTATAGAATCAGTATCTTTGTTATTAGAAGGCGCAGTACAGGCAGATAAACATCCAGAATCTTTATGGATTAGTGTTACAGAAAGACTACCAGAAAATGACTTTAATTGTATTGTGACAAATGAATACGGAAGAGGAGTAAATATAGCTTACTATGTAAAAGAGGAAAAATTATGGCATACTTCTTACTCCGGAGAGGCAGTCTATGGGGTCACTCATTGGATGAAAGTGCCTGAAATTATATAGTAAATGAAAAATAACACTAAAGAATATGGAAACAAAAGAAAATAACAAATTTAAACCATTCAATCTCGAAGAAGCTAAAGCTGGTAAATCTGTTTGTACAAGAGGAGGACATAAAGCAAAGATTATTTGCTTTGACGCTAGAACATTTGGTGATTATCCTCCGGAAAAAAGAGTAGTGTGGGAAGCTGTAGACAAGAATGGCTGTGGTTTCGCCCACTCTTTTTCCTTAAGAGGTGCTATTAGGAAAATTGATGAAGATATTAAAAATGAAACCTACTCAGATAATAAAAGAAGCCACAGATGCTATTAGTGAGGATATCCGGACAAATTATGTATATGGTAATATGTTCCTGGCAGATGTAATAGGGAACTATGTAGCTGATATCAAATCAGGATGTATAAGCCTCGGCATTTTTCGTCAGAAAAATAAGATGGATATATGTAATATGGTTTCCAATGTCAGTCTGTATTGGTCAAAAGTAAGAAGTCTGATGGGGGAATATGCCTACAGGCACACTCCGTATATGCTGGAACACTTTGATGAGGAATTCGGAAAACATTTGAAGGTACTGTTCTATTCGGTGAAGAGAGAGTTGGACAAGGTAAAACCTCATATGTCCTACGTATTGGCCAATATTACTATGGTCTATATGTTATCATCACTGGAAATAAACAGGACTCAGGAATACGCCAAAAGGGTCCAGGAGGCCTCAAATATAGGTATGAATGCTGTATACGACCAATGTATAGTATCTGTGAGAAATATATCTGTACAGCTAATGAAAAGACTGGCAGATATGGATGTGTCGTCTATGAATCCGAAAGAGATTTCTATGGCCTTTTCCATATTCAGTAAAGAACTGAATGACTGTAAAATTAAAATTCTTAGTAAGGAATAAGGCAGGAGATTCTCTCTCCTGCCAAAAAATTTCTACCACGAAGACTTAAAGAAAGCCAGTGTCTCATCAGGATTCAGAGCATTCATAACAGTCCTTCTCATAGGAATAAGTTCAAGTAAATACTTCTCAGCCCTTGTGTATCCCTTATATCTTCCTGTTTGTATCTCTTCCAGTGATCCCGGCATCACTATCTTGAATGTGTTGATAATATTCTGAATAGTATTTATACCTGCGGCAGGCTGTTTCAGAATTTTACCAGCTTCTTCAATCATCTGTAATCCGGGAATCTGGGCACCCAGTTCTGTATATAACCTCCTTGACTGGTATTCAAGCATCTGCATATGCCAGGGCCTTTCCTTATCATCTTCCCAGTCCATAAGACCCAGGAAGGCTACCAGTCCTATAAAGTGCCCTACCTCTATAGCAGCCCTTCTCAGATTATATTTCTCCTCTTTTGTAAGCTCCTGGTAATGTGCTGCCAGATGAAACTGCATTCTTCTGAGATCCTTCATCAGAGTATATATAAACCCGAATGCAGTATTGTAATACCCCTGTGTCCACTGGCCCAGGTCCATATTATACCGTGCCGCCTTAAATCTTTTCATATAGTTAGGTCTGATCCATTTCCTGTACAGCATAGCCAGTCTTCCTACTGCCAGTTTCTGTATGGCAGACCTGTCAGCCTTATTATAAATACCATGCATTCCCTGGTTTATAGCAGCTGCCTTCTGTTTGAAATTGAATTCATCTTCCTCAGTCCATTTTGTCCCGTCTTCCTTTGTAATCCCTTTCTTCAGCCTCAGGAATGCCTTTACGGTTTTTCCATCCTTCTTCTCAGTGACTACTTCATAAGCATCGAATAATGGTATAGTATTACCTCTTTCATCCTTTACCTTTATCTTATTAGCCAGAGCCATCGATGTTCTGTTCTGCATCCAGTGTTCTCCTGCTGTGTTTATAAAAAATACAGCATTCGATCCCAACAGCTTTGTAAACCAGTTTCTCCTGTTAAATCCTGTGTCATATACCTTCTCATCAAAGTCCTGCATTACATCAAAGTACTCATCCCACAGGGACAGCTTGTCTGTCTTTACCCTGTTACCTATACCAGCCAGGTGTTCAGGCAGGAGCTTCATATATTTTCTGTCTGCCGTAGCTGTATCCTTAGCTCCAAAGAACTCACCTGTAAAGGATTCTACATTCATCATTACAGATCCTGTGGTAACATTGGATATACCTGCAAGCAGGTTAAGTCCGAGATTATTTGCAGATGTATACCTGTTTATATTGTTGGCCAGCTTAGCAAGGCTTACTCCCAGTACGTCCCCCTCATCATTCATATATTTTCCATATACCTGCATCTGGAAATAGTCATCCAGCCTTCCCGTGAAATTAGTCACCCCCCGGCCCCTTTTTGTCAGTTTATTTATCACTTCCCTTCCGGCAGATCTGAATGATTCCATTACAGGATTACCTCCTTTTGTCTGCTGTATTTCCCTTTCATACAGTACATCCCTTCCTATTTCTATCTCGTCCAGTATCTCTCCCATATAATTATAATCCAGAGCCATAGAAGCATATGCAGACAGTGTGGATACCACATCTGTAGATATCTGTGAAGGATCTTCAAGCTTACTGACATAATATATAGGTAATTCCTGTATCTCGTTTCCTCCTGAATCGATAAGGGTCCTGGAGAAGCCAGTGTCATCAACACGGGAGACAAAAGAATCCTTGATACTTTTTACCACCTCCCGGACCCCTCCTTTTACCCCTGAAGCATTTTGTATCCTTTCCACAAGATCCTTACGTATCTGAACAGCATTATCTATACTGGTCACTCCTTCAGGAAGCATGCTGTCAAGATCTGCTTTTATCTCCATTACCTTATCATAAAATCTTCTCTGCGGAGCAGTCATTTTCTTAAAGTCCGGATCACCATATATGGATAATTTAGGAACTCTTGTATCCCCTACTATGTCAGTGTTCTGGTCATACCAGGCATTCACTTCATCCCAGTAAGCTTTTTTATTTATTCCGAACCGGGTCTCCTTATACTTCTCATGAAGGCTGGAATACATTTTCTTTTTAGCCTCTGAATACTTATCCTGATCTGCCTCTGTAATATACTTTCCTGTGAGATTACCATTCTTATCCTTCTTGAACATGAAATCAAATCCCTTAGTTCCGGATTGTTCCAGTATAAGTCCCTCCCTGACAAGCTCCTTCTGGTACTCAATAGTCTTCTTTCTGGCTTTGTCCCTCTGTCTCTTTACTATACGGTCTATTCCCTGATGTATAATGTCAGAGCTGTCAGCCATACTGTCAAGCCATCTGCTGAATACTGATATATCTGAGTCAGAAGAAGCTATCAGCTCTTCAAGAGTGTACTCTCTATCCCTGAACTTTCCTATAGGGACTACTATCTTATCACCTATAACAGGTCTCATAGTTTCAGTAAACAAGGCTATAGCCATTTTTCTGTATTTAGAGAATACCTTACCGGAAATCCCTGACAGCTCATTTATATAAGCTTTCATCTCACTGGTATACTCCGCCTCTTCTCCTCTTATCTCTTCCTGAGAGATATCATCCTGTATATATTGTATCAGCGTGTTATAGGAACTGATAGTTTCCCTCAGATCTCTCAGTCCTGATGCTTTATCCTTCGTAGTAAGAGTACTGTCCCTGTTCAGGTCATTAAGGGCCTTATCAGCTTCTTTCATGTAGTTTAAAGCATTCTTCATAAACAGGAAAATACCTTTCTTTTCCATATGGGCATCCCTTGACCTTTCAAGGTTATCTATAAGTAACAGCTGGTCCCTCGTAAGCTTGTCATTGGGATTTCTCCTCTTATATATAGCAAGTCTTTTAAGCTCACTGTTTATAATTCTCTGTATTACAGGAATCTCCTTATCTACCTTTTCAGACAGAGAGTAGAACTGACTGCTTTCTGATATATTCTCCAGTTTCATCTCCTTATTCATTTCTCCTGTAAGGATTTTCCCTGCCAAAGCTCCTGCTTCCCTGTCAGCTTCAATGATGGCCTGTTCTATCTTTGAAGAAGTGATCTTACTGAATAAATTCTTTACAGCACTTATAACACGGTCTATAAGAGATTTATACGGGCCTTCAGTTTTTTCTCCCTTAAGGAGATGTTTTGCCAGTAATTTCCCGGCTGCCTCCTTAGCCATCATACTACTGTCATTTTTATAGGCTGTCCTGTAATTATCAAACTGGTCTCCGAATACACTTTTCTGTATATCAGGATCAGAAGACAGGTTTATAAGTCTCACAGCCAGTGGATTGTTTCCTAATGCAGCCAGTGCAAAGTGTGCGAATTCCTCAGGTAATGCAGCCTGTCCCTTTTCTCCCCTGGCAATCCTTATCAATTCTGCTATTCCTGTGGCAGCATCTCTTGCAACACTGAAATCAGTAATACCTGTTAATCCTCTTCTCTCTTCAAGTTCTGTAAGGGTCCCATATGTAACCCCTGCTTCCGCCATAATATCCCTCAGTCTGTTATTAAGGGCTTCATCATACCCAAGAATTGCTTCCCTGTCTTTATTCTGCTCTGTTCTGGGTTCTACAGTAATTTTCAGAGTTCCTCCTTCTACAGGTATAACATCGGCTACATAATCCCTTCTGAAAGGATTTTCCCTGTTAAATTTATTTACCCTTCTTATCAGTGAATCATATTCTCTTCTTTCAAATTCTCTCTCCCTTCCTTCTGAATTCACAGCCTCCAGGTCCCTTTTCATTTCCTTCATTACGGCTCCTTTATCCAGAAGCTTATCCAATCCTGCTTTCTCATACAGTGAGGATATGGTAGGTTCCCCCAGATCATCAAAACTGAGTACGGATTTTGTATCTTCTGTGAAAGCCGGATTTTTTACCCGGCTGTATATATCCTTCGTAACAGGCCTGTTATAGCCTGTATACTTCAACAGATCCTTAAATAATGTACTTTCTCTTTCTTTCCCTGTACTATCCTTGATAGTCGGGATTATTGCACAACTTAAAGCCATATTAACACAACTTTTTATTATCTGAAGTAATTACCTCAACTGGTTCATATCTCATGATTTCAGATCTGTTATTCTCTGTCTGTAGCACTTCCTCATAGGTTTCCTCCGGCTGGGATAATGGATTATAGTTCCTGTCATCCATATCTTCCTGATACTCCGAATTGTTCAGGTCCAGGAGGTCGGCTATTTCAGAAACAGTTGAAGACATTACTTCCCCATTTATTCCATAGGAGTACTCAGGGAACATACCATCTGCTCCCAGTGGCTGTATACGGTCATAGGATGTACCATCACCAGACAGTTTGTAATAGGCTATATCACCTGAACTATTTTCCTTGGATATGAAGTCCATGAATATATACCTGACCTTATTTTTATCCCTGATTATCTCCTTCACCATACCCATATCGTCCCCTGTAATCTTATCCCTGGTATTGAGGGGTACAGTATTAAGGAATTCCCCCTTATTATCGGTGAATTTTATATTTCCCTCCAGTGTCTGAGGAACCAGCAGCTTATTGGACAGATGGTTGCGGACAAACTGGGTAACAAACGCAGAATAATCATCTTCAGATCCCAGAATCCCTCTCTCTGCCTCTATATACCCGGGGATATTCTCTATAAGTACCACAGGAGCCAGATGCATATAAGATGAAGGACTGAACCCGAATCCTCCCCTGAAATAACCATACCTGAACAGATCAAGGGCAAGTCTGTTGGCAGAAGGGTTATTCATATAAAGAAGGTTGGCCCAGTCCCGTGAAAAATTCTCTTTCATAGTAGTATTAAGCCTGCCTACACCGGAGATACCAAGAACTGACAGATCTGAATTCTCAAAGGGTTTATCTGTCTTCAGAGCTTTTATAAATCCCAGATTACCTATCTCAGGATCAGAACTGACTATATCACTGAATCTGTTCGGAAAGTTCATGATAAAGTCCTTTCTGTATTTTTCATTAAAGAACTCTGTCTTACTCATTATATAGGTAAACAGATCCGAATATAATGTTTTCAGGGTCTTCTTATTCAGTCTCCCTGTCTTAGTCATGGATTCGACACTGCTTACAACCTGCCTGAAATTATCCTGATGGTGAGGCATATATCTTGACAGTATATTACCTGTACTGAATATCCCGAGAGTATAAAATGCCTGCAATATAGGTACTTTACTGTTCAGTATATCTCTTCTTAAAGAATCTTCATCAAGTACTGGTATATCTTTAAGAAAGTCAGCGTTATCAAGAGGAAATTTTCCTGAGTCTATCTTCTCCCTGAGTAATGTAATATTTCTCAGCTTTATCTCGGTATCAGCAATATAAGGTCCGGCACTTCCTGACTGTGTGTCTGATCTTGAAGCCCTTACAAGCATTCCAAGGGCCTCAGCAGTATTCATTATCTTTGAGAACAGCTTAGAAAATTCTGCCTGTTTCCTTACATACGAAGCAGATCTTTTATCAGCAGGAAGAACAGACTGCATAATATTGTATATTAGTTCTTCCTCTGTAATATCACTGATATTCAGCTTTGAAGGATTCTTTATGTCAGCACTCTTTATCCAGTCATTGCTGATCCTGTTTACTACATCCATGCGTCCCTCCCCGGTCCTGGAGGCCCTGATATATTCATCAGCCATTTCCCTGACTATAGGCTGATTCATTATCAGTGATACCTGAAATGCTGAGTATCCGAGCCTTGATAACAGCATGGAAGCATCAGATGTAAAAGTATTCTGATTTAAATCCTCCAGGACAGGGTCCTTAGCATTATCCACAGAAGCAGCCAGAAATCCTGACACATTCCTGCTTATATAGGTACCATCCAAAGCTTTCTGACTGTGTAATGATGTGAGAGTATGTCCTAACAGAGGAAAGGCCCCATTCACAGGATTCAGAGACACATCTGTGAATTGTGATATGGCATGATGGGTATTATGATTTGCATATATCCCAACCATTCCGAGACCTGTCATATTATTCTTATGGAACTCTATCTGTGTCAGAGGGCTTAAAGGATCATACGGAATCTTATATTTCTCTACCATGTTATCCAGCTCTCCGACACTCAGGTTTTTCAATCCTGAGACAAGATCATTCCCCAGTTCTTTTCTCAGAGATTCATGGCTTATTCCTGTCTTAAGCAGGACTGCTACCCTGGCAGCCTCCTTGATCTTATCAAATCCTTGAGGATTTAACATCTTAAATGCTGTCTCAGGATTCGTAAGTATACCCCACATCAGTTCTATGATCCTGTTATTCCTGGCATCAGTACCATTTTCCTTCGGCGACAGGTTATCATTGTATTTTATGGCATCAACATATTTTGTATGATATATATCATAGTTATCCATGATATGATCATACACCTGCATCTCAAAGGAGTCCTCACTAAAGGCTATCTTTCCATTTACTATCTCATCCAGGACTATATCCATCTGGTTATTATAGTCCTTCATACTCTTGTATCTTTCTTTGAGGTCCCTTTTAACAGCTTTCCTGTCAAGCTTTTCCCTGACACTGAATGCAGGAATCATAAGGTACATCTTATCTACGTCAAAGTCACTACCTGTGATTGTAGTAATATCGGACGGAAGCATAATAGCCCCTCCACTCTGTTGGGGAAGGAATCCTTTTATATAAAGCGGAAGCATAGAATACTTATCCTCTGTAGGGATCCTGTACCCTATAATCTTTCTCATACTATCAGGTATTTTATTGATATCCAGTACATGTGAGCCTTCCTTCATCATTCCGTCTACCAGTGTTCTGGAATACCATGGCATATAGCATTCAATATATTTGATATGTCTGTCTTTTCCTTCCCCTTCGAATACTATATTCAGGGAATCTGTAAGCCCGTAATTACTTACCTGTACACAGGCTCCCCCCTTTATTTTTTGTCTTGTAATCCTGTTCTTAATAATACTGTTCAGCAAAGGCTGTACCTTATTAGACATAGATTCATCATACAGAGGAATCCTGAATTCCCCGTTACTATTCAGTTTCAGGGATTTTACAAGCTCATTGCTATAGTTTGCCCCTCCTCTGGCCTCTTCTGTAAGAATCCTGCTCAGTATGGCCTTATCGCTGAATATCTCACTTGTAGCCATATATGATTGAAGCACATTTTCTACATTCAGGGCATTATATTCATTCATCCATTCAGTAAATGGTATTGTTCTGTCACCTACTTTAATATTTGCTTCCGGTGACATATCAGCAGATATCAGTCTTCTGATCTGTACTCCCACCAATCCCTGTGCATCAAGGAAGTGTTCCGGATTTTCCTGCTGTTCCCCATAGTCATTATAATCTATAGTATGTATCACATCCGTATTTTCTTCCCCCTCACTTATTCCTGTGGCCTTCATCAGCAGATCATAAACATTATCCTCCTCCAGGCCCTGGGGGATATCTATAGCCCCCTGTATCCCTACTTTTACAGCAGAGTCGAACTGTACCACATCTATCTGATTCTCTTCCATAAATCTGTTTATGGCTCTCAGAACAGGGGATGATCCTGTCTCCCCGGCAACTATGCTATGTATAGCCATAATCAGAAACTCAGAATTCTTATGCTGTACAGGTACCTTTATATTATTTCCTTCTCCGCTTTTTACAGAAGTCTGACTATATACGAATGGTTTTATAGTCTGCCATACTGTCCAGAAATCCTCCATATTCCATCTTCCGGATCTGATATTTTCATAGGCCTGTTCTTTCTTATTATCCCATTTCCCCATCATAGCCATTACTGCTCTGTATGAAGATAATGATCTGAAAGCCTGTCCATCAGTCACATTTATTCCTCCCTTCCCGTCTTTAGTCCTGTACTTTGAGATAATAGCTTCTTTATCAAGCTTTGTAATAGTATGATCCTTTACCTTTTCATCCAGTACTTTTTCAATATCATTAATGGCTGTAGAGGTGATATGCAGGTCTTTTACATATATAGCCCTTTCATATTCTCTTCCAACTACTTCATTATTGAATACTGCCCTTGTATTCAGTCTCTGTGCAGGTGAGTTTATTTCCTTAAACCTCTTCTGGAAATCAGTCATCCCCTTATAGAAAGCCAGGTCAGTAGTAGTTATTTCTATAATCTGTGATGTGGCAAAGGCTGAGTTATAATAATATTCCTTCAGGAATCTTCTCAGTCCTTCCTCTGTTTTTATACCTGGAAAATACTGGTAAGGTATTGAATCTATAACCTCCCCGGGCTTGGAGGGTCTTACTTTATTAAGCAGGCCGAGAGTATTGAACCTATCCATCATCCTTTCAAATCCCTGATTCAGAGATTCAGAAACAGCATCTCTCACAAAGTTTCTGAATTTCATGGAGCTTATATTACTATCAGATAGTTCTACAAGCTTTTCAAGAAAGGAATTTCCATTGTACCTGACAGTATTCAGGTATGGTATGAACTTAAACTCAGCTCCTCCTATATTCTTTACAGACCCATCAGGATTATAGGTAACATCAAAGTTTTCTATAGGTTTAATAAGACCTTTCTTTATAAGTTCCGATCTCTTATTTACAAGCTTTATCCTTCCTATTTCCTGTTCTGCTATATTAACCATCAGATCAGGTATAATATACTCGAAACTTCTGAATTCTCCCTTATAAAAGGAGCTTTCTGAGAATCTCGGCATCCTGATAAATCTGGCTATGGGAGCATTAGACATCACAGGCACTGTATAGTAGGCCCATTCTCCGGAAGGATCGGAGGCATACTCATTTATCACAGTTATAGTATATTGAGGAGAGGTCATGTCCTTATACTCCACACCATCAGAATGTAACAATACCTTATGCTGCAATCCTTCTCTTATACTCTTATCCTTATATAACCATTCAATCCATGGACATAGCCATACATCTCCATTCTTAAACCATTTGTACTGGCCGAATTCCCTTTGTATGAATTCCTCGTACTTCTCATCATTCCCCACTTCATTTTTCAGTTTATTGAATAGAGTACCTATATATGAAGGCTGTACATGTCCGTAATAGGTCTTTCCCCTTTCATTACTGCTGCTCTCTATACTGTTTTCTGATACCTTTCCAATCTCTGCCGCCAGTTTCTTATATGATCCCCTGAACTCTTTCATCAGGATGTCATTTTCCTGCTTACCCTTAGCATCCTTCAATATATTGAAGATATTATGCAGTGGCCGTGTAATCCTGTAAAAGGCCCCTGTATCAGATAGCAGGGATGATACAGAATCACTGTTTGTATCAATTCCGACAGATCTCAGCAGGTTGGTAATATCCTCAGCTACCTTTTTCTCTCCCATGAAGGCTTGTTTATCCTCCGCCTTGCCAAACTGTCCTGACAAGCTTTCCAGTGTCTTAAATCCCTTCTTTATATTTTCCATGGAAAGGGTCCGGGAGGAGGTATATATACTATCAGGGGATAGCTTAAGAGCTGCCGAGATATTATCTTTCCACCTGTTCATCAGAGTGTCGGAAGCTCCTGGAAGATTTATAGCTACAGTCTTATATGATACAGAACCATCTGCATTCCTGGATGATCTCTGGATATAATACGGGAGGAAGTCTTTCCTGTAACTGGTATAGAATTGAGATTCCAGTACAGGATCATTCTTTATCATATCTATTACAGAGGATATCCATGGCTGTGATTTAGACAGTTTCTCCATCAGTGGTATCATATCCCTGCTGTCAGTCATATACCTGAGAGCCTCTATAATGGAAGCATGCACCCTGTTAGGATCAAGATATTTTTCAAATCCCAGATCATCAGTAACAGCATATCCCTCATTATCTACCTGTGGAATAGTACCTATAATCTTTCTTACTTCCTTTGTCAGGGACATATTTGAAGGGACCATAGTATAGTTTATCATCCAGTTCTCATACTGCTTTTCCTCCCTGCCAAGTCCGTCAGTACTATTTGTATCTATCTGATTCCCATCCTCATCTGTCTCTGTAACCGTGTCCTGACTTATAGTACCTGAATCAAGGTCTATTCTTACCCCTTCGGTAGTGACAAGATAGACAGATGCTTCCTCAGCCAGTGCTTTAAAGTTATCCAGTATTTTTTTATACTGGTCCCTTTTGTATCTAGCTACTCTTCTGGCCTCCTGGTCCAGGCGGGTTCCTGACAGCCCGTATTGGGCCAGATCTTCCTTTTCTGATTCTATATTATTATCGACAGTATCCTCTACATACCATTTAAATATATCACGTACTTTCATGAACAGTGATGCCGGGGATTCAGACATAATTATCTGTCCCCTGTCCAGTGAAGATAATTGCCTCTCAAGATCTGCCTTCCTTTCCAGTGATAGCTCTTCCTCTACCATCATCCTCAGCTCCTCAGCCTTTTTCTCTTCCTCTCTTGTGAGTATCATGGAAAATAATCTCGATAACAACATAGCCCTGTCTCTCCTGACCTCAGAAGAAAATTCCCTGTCAGCCTTTTCCATATAGTTCATACTTCCGGAAGCCTTCTGTCTGATTCCGGCATCATCGAATACTCCTGATACTACCTCAGGCTGTATACTTCCGGAAATATCCTTCAGGCTGAGCTTTTCAACATTCAGTTGTTGTTTAAAGTGTTCTATCATTCCCCTTAGAACACCGGCAGATGGGTACATTCCACTCCTCTCATCAGGGTTCTCTTCCACCCACATACCTGCAAGATTGGCTACTATCTGTACATCCTCTCCTACAGAGGATGCCAGGTCTCTTATTTCTTGATTTATAGGAATACAGTATGACATATATTACAAATTTTTACCAAAGATACTACAAATCATATAGAAGCACATCTCACAGCGTGTTGTTTTTCTTCGTATGTCATAGCATCCCAGATCTCTTTTTTCCATCCCTTTGCTTCCAGCATATCCCTTATTCCCCCTTTCAATGATCCGAAGCTAAGATCAGTCCCGGGCCGGGAGAGTGGGTTAATACTGGCAGAGGAGAAACCTCCACTGTTAATCTTATTGTAGAATGAATATGTGTAAGGCCTTATATTTCTCCAGTTTGTTACAATGTCTAACAGTTTACTGAAAAAATCAAGAATCCTTCTTCCGAGTCCCTTTTTCCTCACTCCCATCACATACTCCCTGAATTCCTCAGCCATTCTCTCTTCAAGCTCAGTATCCGTGAGGTCTCCCCATTTCTGTCTTGCCTCATTCATCAGGTTATTCTTCTCTTTTTCAGAAGCCATAAGATCCATTACAGCATGAAAAGCCTCATGATATACTGTTCCTTCGGCAGCTATATTACTGAGCCTTATCACTCCTTCATCATATACTCCCCAGGCCTCAGCTCCTCCCTCTGCTACATTAATAAGGCCCTCCTGGACCCTTAACCTTCCCTCTTCCGACATCTGAGGTAAAACAGTATTAAGCCAGGAAATCTCACTTCTGAGATCTGCTTTAGCCTGATTACTGTCTGCCAGCCTTGTCATAGGTCTTCTTTTCAGGGTAGTTCTGATTGATTTCATATCCTTATTGGATCTTGAAGATTTACTCTCTCCTCCTGTAGTAAATGAAGAGATTATAGTATTCCTTGATGAAACCTCCTTTACTATATCAGGACTTGACTCTACAAGTCTCATGGCCTGTTCAGGAGACACAGTTACTGAAACAGTCAGGTCATTAGGAGTAAGGTTAAGAGTAGCACCATTGTTTCCGAAGACTACCCTGTAATAAGCACCTATTTCCTTAGGTTCTGCTTTCTTGTCGAACCCTCTCGACATCCTGGCTTCCTTTACCAGGTATACCTTTACTCCATTGACGGATCCTATCAGTTTCAGGTAGTTCTTATACAGTTTATCTTTCCTTGTATAGTATCCTATCACCGATCCTTCAAGCCTGTTATTCTCAATAGCAAGGTTCTCAGGATTTCCCGTCTCAAGTGAAGAATTGAAGACAGCATCATTGTTTACAGGTTTATCCTGTACAGGAGAAGGAATGTAAGGAGTATATTTCACAGGTATTCCTTTCTCAAGGGATACAGAACTGATTATACTGTCATTATACTCTACCACTACTGGCAGCAGTCCCATAGAAGATACAGGAGTACTATACTGACTGTCGAACAGATCTTTCAGTATAGACATCTGTCTTCCTGTATACTCTGACAGGGACATAGTCTGTAACCTGTGTTTGGATGTAAAATAATCTACAGTACGGCCATATCTGTCCATAAACGGATGGAATGAGTATTTTCCGGCCTTAATATCATACATCTTTATATTTCCCTTCCTGTCTACAGCTATGATATCGGCTTCTCCTGCTATTCTGGACCCGTCATCATATTTCCTGAATACTACTATTCCGGAAGAAATTACTGTTTCACCTGCTTCATTCAGACTGTTTCTTATATTTCCAAGGGAAGACAGGTAGGACTGAAAAGCTTCCTCACTGACATTATCAGGCTTAACCACCTCACGGCCCATGAAGAAATTTCTTGTAATGAGCCTGAAAGGATCAGAGGCCTTTACAGGAGGATTTGCTTCTGATAATGATTCCCTGAGAAGAGACAGGATCATATCCCTGTCCTGTGATGTGGTACGTCCTTTATACTCAGTAAGATCTATGCCGTATTTCCCTTTCAGGAAATCAAGGTACCTGTTATACTGCTCAGGTTGGCTGCTCTTCTCAGCCAGAGATGCACTCACAGCAGAGATGGTGTCATGTACTTTCGGATTCTCTGTCCACAATCCACCCATCACAGACCGTACACTTTTATATTCATGATACTGGCCATCCTCCTCCATGATACTGTATGTATCGCCTGTAGAGTTTACCCTGTCTACCTTTCTCTGATTTTCTTCTATATCGGCGATTATGGTATTATTATCTGTTTTCACAGGAGGGTCGAACTGTTTCTTCAGATTTGAATATCCGTCATCTCCCGGATGGATAATCTTCCTGCTTTTCCTGTTATACAGGTCACCATTAGGAAGAAGTACCACACCATTTATCTGTCCTGAACCATTCATAGCATCGCCGTATACCTGTAAGGCATATGCTTCTGCCTGTAATACAGGATCAGGAGATTTTACTATACGTCCGTTCTTATCCCTGACTGTGGATCCGTCTACATAGAATTTGTCCCCCCTGAGATCTACTTCTATACCTCCAACACTATTGGATTCCCTGGCCCCTGCTTTTCCTTCAGCAGGCGGAACACTATTCTTTTCAGTACCCTCAGGAGAGAAATAGTCTGTAGTAAACCATGTCCCCCTGAATCTTGCTTCCAGTATATTGGATGTTACTATACCTGAGTCTATGATACGTTTATTATATCCCCTGGAATTGAGTAATCTGTGTGATACCTGGAAAGGTACATTCATATCCTGTAAGACAGCTACAATGTCCCTGACAACATCTTCCCGGGGCCTGGAGGGTGGTGGTGTTGAGGGAGATGAAGATCCTCCTGATCCCAGTGTCAGAAGAGCAGGAAGACTGCCTGTATATATATAATTTTCCACCTTCTGGCCCCCTTCAATGGGAGTGCCTCCGGCATCAACAGGAACTTTTACTATCTTGATAAAGGACTCTGAACCTCTTACCTCAGGATAGAAAGACACACCACCAAGATATAATACATTCTCAAGCATTTTCTTAGCTTTGAACATATCATCCTGGTTCCTGGCTTCAGCCAGTGCTGTCAGTCCCTTAATGAGATCCTTATATACGGGAGTATTCTGTTTTGTTACATCATTTATATCATACTCAGACAGATATCTTACCCTTACATTTACAGGACGGTACTTCCCTGCACCATCCGGAAGCATAAGGTAAAGATTGGCATTCCTTCCCTCAGTACTGAATCCTGCCAGTACCATACCACTTTTGTTGGGTACCAGCAGTGCTCCCTGTTTTACAACCCCGAATGCAGCATTTGAAGGATCCACATACGGGATATCAGACAGGTTTTTCTCTTCAATACCTGTAGGAACCCTTCCTACCATAATTTTAGATACAGAAATACTCTCTGATGATATATAGTCTCCTTTTCCTTTGTTATAGGATTCAATTATACGGTCTTCAAGCTCTGAAAGACCCTCATACCTGTCAGATATTTCCCTTGCAGGTAATGATCCCACTATCTGGTAGGATCCGTCATTATTCAGGACTGCCATAAATATGGTAGTACTGTTGAAATCAGGATTTTCTGCTGCTATCTCATTGAATTCCTCAGATATGAGAAAATGCACCCTGTCTCCTTTTTTCAGTTTTCCCTGATTTACATAGTCAAAGGCTCCTTTTCTTACCAGAAAATCATATAGTGGTTTATACTTTTTCCCTTCAATGGTATCTCCGAATGGTGTGAAATCTCCTATCCTCTGTCCGTTGATAGAAAACTCTGATATAGCAGGGGCATAATAGGATCCTTCCGGTAATCCATCTGTAGCAGAGGAACTGTTTTCATTATCCATGGATTCCTTTGAGGTCACTCCCACAGGCATTTCGGGCTCTTCTACTACCTCTTCCTCATGCCCGGCAGGATTGATATCTTCCTCAGTTACAGACATCCTGTCTTTTATGTCATTATTTTCCCTTTCCCTTCTCAGTGCCTCCTCTACAATAAAGGCGGCTTCAATATTATCATCATCCTCCAGGCCCTCCTTGTATGAAGTATTGTCAGGATCCAGTATCTCATCAGCAGTGGCTTCTGACTGAACCATCCTGTCGAATATAATCCGGGCCTTATTCCTTACATTCTCATCAGGAGATAAATTATCAATTATAGAGGATACATCTTCGGTAAGATTTTCCTTTTTATCCTTCTCTGTTATAACAGGATTTCCTTCCTTCCTGAGCTGTTTTTCCACCTCAGTCCTGATCTCCTCTGTAGAGGCATTACTAAGGGCTTCTTCAAGATCTGACGGAGTTTCTGCCTTACCAGCCTCTTCCATAACAGTCTCTGTATCCATCTGTTTTTTATCCTCTACGGCTTTCTCCTCCTCCTCAGACATCATTTTTCTAAGACTATCGGGGTCCTGGAGATAGGAATTATATTTAGCAAGGAAAGTATTACGGGCCTTAGCCATCTTTACCATATCATTGACATTCTCAAGAATACCTATGCTTGAAGGACCCGCAAGCTCTGCCATGGATAACAGGGACTCAGATATCTTATCATTCTCTGCCAGTGTTACCAGTGCTTCCATAGGAGACTTCGACGACAGCTCCTGTATATCATCATATGCTCCTGTATTTCCTGTACTCTTAGCTATTTCAGCTGCTGTAGACAATCCTGTCCTGAAAGAAGAGTACATTTCAGTAAATCTCTTTTCCCAGTCATCTATCCTGGTCATCATCCATGTAAGCTCTTTCAGCTCATCAGAACTAAACTCAGTACCAGCCTTTGTCATCAGGTCAGAAGCTATCTCTCTGTATGAATCTGCTTTCTTCCTTGTATCCTCTACTTCCTTCCGGACTGATTCCCTGATTTCTGAATCAGTCATATTCCTGTATCTTGAAGCATCGGTACCATCATCTGTTATTTCCCTTAATGATTCTATATCACTGTCACTGATAGTTCCTGCTTCTTCAAGTATATCATAAAAGTCCTGTATCCTCCCTGCATCTTCGAACATCATCACATCACTGATAAGCTGTGAATGTTCTGCATTCTTGAACTCAAAGGCATCTCCCTCTTCGGCTGCCCTGTCCATATCCCTCTGATACTTATTATGCCTTACCATTCCCTGGTAGTAATTCAGGAACTCCGGAGACTGTATCCTTTTATTCAAAGCATCTGCCACTTCCCTGTTTCTGCGGTTTTCTGCCTGCATCTCCCTGATATCCTCTCTTACACCACCCTCCAGGCCCGGACGGATTCCCCTTTCCGTAGTTCTTATTGTAGGGATACCAAGAGCGGCAGTCATAGCACCTATAAATCCCTCCTCATAGTTCTCCACATTACCATAGGTATCCAGAATAGCATCTCCCATAGCTTTTATAAATCCTACAGATTCTTCCTCAGATACAGGATCTATCTTAGCTCCGTAGAAAGAATTAAGCTCACTTCCGTATTTATATCCTGCTCCTCTGGATATAGCCGATTGCCCCATTTCTTCAAAAGGACCTTCTGCTATACTCTTCTGTAATGTACGGCCTACAGTCTCAGCAATACCTGCTTTATGAGGCTCGTATACCACTTTCCCGTCTATAACTTTTCTGGTAAGACCCGCCGTCTTTCTGGCTGCCTTATATCCTCCGGCATAGAATTTACCGAACTGCCACATGTCAGATAATGTGAGGAGGGGGATATTAAGAAGGAAATCAATATTACCCATCTTCAGCTTATCCTCCTGTATTTTAGCAAGGCCCCCATTATAGTCGAATCTTGCAGATGCCCTGCCTTCTATCAGGGCACTTCCCTGAGCAGTAGGAACAGGAACAAATCCACCATTACCATCATTTTCATATGTAAACAGGTCAGGCCTTTCGGACATAAGTCTGGCTGCTTCTTCCTGTTTTACATTATTATAAGCTTCAGTAAGGTTACGTATCTGTGTCTCTTCCCAGTCATTACTGTTCTGTATAGCCTCTATCCTGGCTTCTCCAAGAGCACCGGAAAATGCACCTGTAATCTTCAATACAGGACTGGCATATCTGAGTTTCTTAGCATCATTTGCCAGTGCCTCTGTGATCCTTACACCATTCAGAAATATATCTTTTCCTGACCTTGCTGCCGACAAAGCATCATTTACAGATTTAAATCCTTCTCCTGAGGCTGATACAGCCCCTTTGAAAGCATTTCTCACCTTGTTTAATCCTGATACTTTAGAAAGGACTCCGGCTCCTACACGACCTGAATATGCGGCTCCTACAGCAAATCCAAGATTCTTTATTACCTTATCTCCTATGAAATTGGCAGTAAAGATATTCTTATACCATGGGTCTTCAAGTTCCTTGTCTGTATAGTAATTCGGGAGGGCTTCCTCAGACCATTCATTGATACTGTTCATGACTCTGGAGAACTGGTTGTCCCATAATCCTGACCATCTTCCCTCAGAAGCTGCCGTACCTATACCCACAATGGTTCCCAGAATACCATCAAGGAAAGTGGTGCCTGCCAGTACTCCTGCCTTGGCAAGTCCAGATCCGAGCTGTACAATACCACTCTGTAACTCACCGCGGGTATTGCTAAGATTATCTAGTTGTGAAACAGTTTCTATTTCCTTGTCATACCTACTGTCTCCTACTCCTGTGAATCCTACAGAGACATCTATAGGCTCATTAATGTAAGTATTGAAAGTTCTCCTTCTGAAATTCCCGGACAAAGCCTCTGCTGTAAGAGGACTGCCTGATTGTACCAGTCTGCTATATTCTCCCTGTTCCCTGTCTACCCCTTTAAGTCCTTTAAGACCTCCTACTCCTATTTCAGAAGGATCCTGAATACCCATATCATTCAGATCCCCTCCTTCAGCAGCTATATTTACATCAGGTTTCCAGGTATTATTATCTGCTACTGTGTTTAACCAGTATAACAGGGCATCATCATTATAATATCTCATCTGCCTGTAGAAATTATCACCGTCCAGGTCATCCAATGCCTTTCTGAGTTCATTCCCATCTATTTTTTCTCCTGGTTTTTTCCTTAAATAATGCCTTATCTCCATTAACCTGCTGTGGATTTCACTTGGATCCTGTAAATATTCAATATCAGGCTGAGGATAGGAACTGCTTATAGCAGGGATATTAAGTACTCCGTAACTGGCGGGATCATATTTCCTGTCCGGCAATCTGCTGAACATATCTTCATGGAAATCACTATAGGCATGATTGAGTTCATGTACCCTCAACTGGTCACGGTCATAAGCATCAGGGGAAAATACTACATAGTTCTGATCCCTGAACAGTTTGTTTCCACTAATAGAATAAGCCCCTCCATGTCTTTCCAGCATATCATCAGGCTCTTCCTGTATATATGTTCTCTGGTGTTCATTTACAAATGTTCCCCTGTTCAATGACTCAGGTATACGCCCCATCAATGCAGTTACTCTGTCCAGGGTAGCCGGATTATTGTACCAGTCCAAAAGATATTTCCTTTCCTTCTCTGCATCAGCAGGAGTAAGATCCTTTCTCTCAGCAAAGGTAACATGATTCATCCCATCTCCCAGATTCATAAGACTATTCCATGGTCCGAACCCCCCGTAATGTGCCACATATTTACTGGTATCTATTTTTTTCTTGGATTTATCAGGCATAGTTATTAAGGATTAACAATTGCACTTAAATAAGATTCTTCTCCCGGAACAGGATCCTTAGCTCCCAAAGTGTTTCCCTGTATTTTTGAATAGCTGTTCAGCAAAGCATTCAACTGGCTGAATAGAGCCATTCTCCCTGCCATATAGGCACGGCTGTTATTATCTGCCCTCCTGGCCCTGATTTCATCAAGAATACCAGAAATATTCACTCCTGTAAGGGAATTATCGAATACAGTAGGATCCAGTGCAAAGGATTCTGTCTTTCCTTTCTTGTTCCTCCCTGTGATGATCAGGTTATCATTATAATCCAGGGCCAGGGTAGTGGAATCATTAAGGTATTCTTCCATGTCGGAGAATTTCTTAGGCTTACTGCCGACTTCCCTGTTCTTCGGGTCATATTCCCTAATGAGAGTAGTCTTACTGTCAGAATCTTTCAGGGCTGTCAGCCTGTCAGAAAGAGTCCTTACAAGGAATTTATTATCTGCCGGAGTATAAATATCATCAGCATATAACCTGGCTGAATTCCTTATTTCTCTGTTGATATAGTCCTCTATGACTTTAGGATCTTTTGACCTCGCCCTTTCACTCCACTTCTTAAGAGCCTCGTAATGGTCAGAATTAATGCTTCCCATAGAACCTACACGCATAGGACCTACCCCTATTATATCAGTCCCGGCAGGAATCTTATTCAGCTTGGAAGGATCCTTTACAGCTTCTTTTATAAGGTCAAGCTCCTTCTTCATTCTTGATGTGCTCTCCTCAATCTCCACCTTTGCCAGAGGCCTTCTGGAAAATGGCAATTGCGGGATATCAGGTTCCTGTGGTCCTTCTAATCTCTGCTTCATATCCAGATCCCACATTCTGTTCTGTAATTGTTTCCTGTCTTCACTTCCTATAGCTGACCACAATCCCTGGCCCGCGTATCTTCTTACTTCCTCCAGAGCCTGAGGAGACCCCCAGTCCATTACACCACTTGAAACAACAGCATCTTCCATAATCTTATTCAGAATAGGGGAAGCTCCCTCAGACTGCGATAATACAGCAAGCACATCACTATCCCGGAATCCTGTGTTCCTGAGCAGTTCATAATACTGTCCTCCCAGAATGCTCTTCCACTGCGCAGGGTTTTCCCTTACCTGCCTTGTCAGATTCTTGGCAGCTGAGGATACCTGTTCCATAATATCCTTGCCACTGAGGCTCCTGTATTGTAGTGAAGGATTTGATACCAGTTCATCAAGAGAAGCCATAGACATATCCCTGTCAAATATGGCAGAAGGATTTTTCATCCTGTACTCTCTTTGTTCTTTACCTAACTCTTCCCTTCTCTTATAAGCATTTTCTATAGGTACTATCTCACTGGCATATCTGGCTCTCATATTATTAAGAGCTCTTGCAGTAGATGGGGTAAGGCCCTGTGATGCAAGCATTCCGGCTTTTTCCCTCAGATCCTGTGAATACTTCATATAGGTGTTGTATGCTACAGGATCAGTCTGTTGGTTAGCCAGCCCTTCCCATACACTGGCTTTTGTGTCCAGTTCCCCGTAAGCATTCTCTACAGCCTGGTGAGACTGTGTGGCTTGCTGTACGGGGGCCAGGAGGTCTGAATAATTAAATGGTTTGAAAGTACTTCCTATTACTACAGCCATAATGTTATATATTTAAGAACCCTCCATGAGACTTTTTCCTGGCTCTGGCCCGGGCTTGTTTCCTTACTGATTCTTTCTGATCCTCATCCAGATCATCCATTCCCTTATATCTTATCTTACCTGAACTGTCAATGGTATAGTAGTTCGCCGGATTGAAATTTACCATATTCCTGCTGAATGATTCCCTGCCTATCTCACCGAGGTTATCAAAGAATCTGGTCAGATTAGCTGATCTGGCAGCATCTGTATTATTCCTTTCAGCTTCCCTCATCTGGGCTGCTGCCATGGCTGCCTTCAATCCAAGCTCAGCATTAAAAGAGTCAGCTTTAAGCTTACCCTCTGAATTAAACTGGTTAGTACCACGGTTGAAAGCTTCGACCCTCTCCCTCTGCCCTAAATTATATTCTTCTGCCTGCCTTGCAAGCTGCCCCATGGCATTACCATAATTATAGTCAGCTGCCAGTAATCCGGCTAAAGCTGTGGATCTGTTTCCTGCTGACTGGTTCACAATAGCCCTTCTTGTAGCTCCTGCCTGTGATCCCAGCTTATTCAGATAATAATTTCTGTCAAGAGGAGTATATGCCAGATAGTTTCCTACAGGATCAAAATTTACATTCCTGACAGCCCTTTCTATCCTGTCAGCATTACTGTAATCAGGACCATTGTTCATGAATGCTCCTATAGCAGATCCTAATGCAGGAGCATACCTCAGGATACTGGAATCTATTCCCAGTGTCCAGTCTCTGTCAGGTAATCCTCCCTGTCTGCCTGACGGGGAAATGTAAGCATCTGTTTCTGTATTCATAGGCATGAGGTTGTACTCAAAATCACCATTGTTAATACCACTCTCCCGGCCCATTACAGTCATTAGTCCGGGATCTTCCCTTCTTACAGGAGACTTCTTCCTTACAGTTTTTGATACAGGAACATTTCCGGCAGTAACAGAACCTGATGTTACAGGAGAAGGTGTTACTACAGGTGAGATATCAATACTCTTCCAGCTCCTGAAAGGAATATCAGATCCTGTTACAGGAAACTCAGACAGAGAAGAAATATCAATACTCTTCCATGATCCGGAAGATACAGGAACATCATTCCTTCTCAGTACAGTAAGACTGTCGGGAGGGCCAATATTAATACTCTTCCAGCTTGCGGCAGGGGGATAATCCATAAATCCTCCCGTAGCAAAGGTGTTACCTGTATCAGAAGATTTAAGACCTTCCTGTAGCACCATAAGCTTTGTCATACCGTCTTTCAGCGATCTTCTTGAAATAGGATCGAAGGGATTCTCAGAAGGTTCCCTTGCTATAAACTTAGCAGCCTGTGAAAATGTCTTTCCGTCGAGGGATAAAGGTAATCCGGCTGATTTGAGCATATCCTTATCCAGATACAGCCTGTTACTGAATATATAGTCCTTATACCTGGACTCACCCTCCTCAACAAGATTAGGAGTACCTTCATTATCCATGCCCTGTGGTATTCCTCCCAGCGGGGACTCCTCATGGGTTCCTCCGGTATTAAATTCAGTAAATTCATCAGGATAGAATAAATATCCGCCATACCCATGCTTATGGGCAAAGTTCCTTGCAAAATTGGCTTTCTTCCTCATTGCCGCCGAATATCTCCCCTTGGGGGCAGATAATATCTTTCTGGCAGCTTCCTGCACTCCCATACCCATTCTTGATGCCTGTGCCCTGAATGTACCTCTCTTAGAAGGATCTATTTTTATCCCTCCCCCGGACCTGTAAAGGTTAAGAGGACCTCCATAAGCAGAATAATTACCCATAACATCCAGGTCCTGCTCTATATCTATCATATCTGCTCTGTTTATTAAGTCATTGACAGCAAATTGATTTGCCCTGTCAATCTGTTTATTTATACGTCTGGCTTTTCTTTTAGCCTTTCTCTTGCCGAATATATTACTTATACCACCTATTAAGGCTCCGGCAGCTGCACCTATAGCCGTTCCTATACCCGGAACAATACTTCCGACAGCTGCCCCTTCTGCTGTAGTACCAGCAATACCACCTGTTCCTCCTGATTTACCACGTACATCCCTCCATGATACATGTTCCTGAGGCTCAAGTAAAGACCATTCATCAGCCAGTGCATCATATCCGGTACTTTCTGATCCTGAAAACTGATCTGAAATACCACTGTAGGTACTACTAAGATCTCCGGTATTCTGAACATTGGAAGCTATTCCTGATGCAAGTCCTGCTAATCCTCCTACAGCTCCTGATATGGCATTTGCCCCTGATCCAAATCCTGAGAGCTGGAATGTAACAGGGCCGGGAGAGGCAGTATTCATTGGAGCAAGGGAATAGTTGAGACCTGGAGACTGAACACCTGTATATACAGGACCAGCTCCCTGAACCACTCCTCCATAAGGAAATTTATTTCCCCTCGTATTGAAGTATTCAAGAATAGGGTTCTTTCTCTTATTTCTAGCCATAAAGAAATTATTTATATGTATCTTATTACAAATGTCATATAAATACCTGAAAAACCAAATATAGGATAGTAAAAAAGTTACAGCAGACAAATAAATTACTTGCCTGCTGGTTACTTATAATGTATAATGTAAGGTAAGATCGTGTAATACAGTACTATACTCATTAGCTTTGTTCTTTGACAGTCTAATGTTGAGCCATGTATTTCTTAACCTTCCGAGAGGATTATTGTCCTCCCTGGGAATATTAGCCCTCCATACCCGGTACAGCCTCTTCAATGTGGAAGGCCTGCCTTTTTCAAAGATAAGTGAAGAAGTACCTCTCTGATATTCATTCCAGCATTCAATAGTATCAAAGGTATCTTCTGTAAGATTTCCTTCCTGTGTAAAGCTGTCGGCCCTGAAATCAAGAGTGTCGAATACCTTATCATATATCATATCAGGGCAGGCAATGATGTGTGTGTAAAAGGGCTTATATGAGCCGTAGAAATGGCATGGAAGACCACTATGCTGTTTCCACAAGCCTGCATTACCGGAAGCATCTACAGAATAGAAATCCCCTGATATATTAAACATATGAGGAACACCGTTGTAACTGTAGAAGGACATGAATTGCCCTAACAGCTGGGAATAGCACAATGACCAGTCCTTGTTATTAAAGTATATATCCCCGTTAGCTTTGTCATAATGTGATGTAAACACCTCAGTAAGAGGCTTATCATACTCATCAGGCATAATATTGTTTGCGCACCATGATTTGAATCCCAAATGATCAGACAAGTCATTGAACTGCCCATTATACAGGTATATGGAAGTAGAATTATTATCCATAAAATATAGCCCCATATTAGTCTCTGTGATAGAAAACTTATTTACAGTTCCTATATGTCTGGATAAATATACTTTCCCGTCTACTTTCCCACTATTGGCTATTTCAATAGGAACCTGGTCGGAAGTACCTACCTGTACCCTGGAATTGAAAAGTACCTTAGCTATACCATTATCCTGAAATGACAGAATGTCATTATTGTAGAATTTCAAAGCCCTGACAGGTCCTAACCCTCCGTCCATGTCCAGTACAGAAGTCATACTTACGGAGGACCACGTATCTATATCCTCCCCATATGTCTTTGTCCTTGACCATGTTATGGTACTTGGAAAGTAATCTGTCTTTAACAGGTCACTGCTGAGATATGAAGGAAGAAAATAATCATCCTTCTGTGAATATACAGGGTTATACAGATTGAATATAGAAGGAGTTGTCGACATATTTACAGGTAATCCCCTGTTCCTGTCATACCTGCCGTCTATATTTACACGGGTCATACACAGGAATGAGGCTATTTCTATATTCTGGTTAAGGTCATCACTGGTAAATGGATATGTTCTCAGGTGATCATATCTCTGTACGAATGTATCCCCTCTTGTATACTCTACATTCACGCTGCCCTCGCCATCCATATATACTGTAGGACCAGCTGTCAGCCATCTGTTAGCCTGAAGAGCAGCCTCATCATATCCTCCGAAATCAGGAGTTCCTGGTCTGTATAATTCTGCCATTACCACTGATACAGATGAGGTATCAGGTACTATTTCCTTGAGGGAAATATTGTTTACCCATCCATCAGTTTCATCAGGACTTAAAGACTCCATATTGCCAGTACTGTAAAACTTTTCTCCCTTATTCCATGACGGCAATACTACCTGCATATCTTTCTGCAATGAGGAAGATAAAGACCCTGTAATACCTAATGTAACTACTATATGAGGAGATGTTTTATAAGTCATCCTGATGCCATCCGTAATCTTTACATGCTGAAGTGAATCATCGGACCTGTTCTGATAGGAATCAGAAGGAACCTTGGAGGATCCTATAATACGCCTTTCGAAGCTATGGAAATCATCATCTACTATAGGCCCGTGGCCTGCTGAGTCAGAGGAATAGTTCAATCCGGTCCTTACTACATAGGTAAGAAAATATCCGGGAACTTTATAATTTGAATCATTATCCCACTCAAATCCATATTCTCCCATTACATACGGATGATATGGAGGAGGAGGAACCATGGTATCTATATTACCATAATAAGTGATTATATCCCCTGTTTCCCTGGATAGCCTTACAGCTGTTACCTCATTGCTGTTAAACAGCTTTATATCAGAGGTTCTCAGGTTTCTTAAAGGAGCCTCCATATAAGTTACCCTATTGGAGTAGAATAATTGTGTAAATATCTTCTTATTCAGTATCCCGAATCCCTGGGAGTCATTATCAAGCCCCTTACTATTATTCAATGACCCGGCTCTGTGCCACATGTATAAGGGAAATAGAGCGTCATCATCTTCAAAAGCACTTGAATTGGTACCTACAGAAAACTTATCCACATACATAGGCCAGTTTACAAATGGGGTGGCTATGCCATTCAGGTATGAAGATTCCTTTGGAGGAACCTTCCTGAATCCTCCTGTAGGCCTATAGGCAGCTTTACTGAGGGTAATAATATAATCAGGAACAGCAGCTGTAAAGGTTGCTATACCTACTACCCTGAGCTGTGTATTCGACAAATCTAGTGCCTGTACCCTGTCATCAAATGTAATGTCAGGAGATTCCAGAGTAAGAATAGTATTGTCTATAAAATATTTGTTGGTATTCAGATTCCTAAGATTATCCGCCTTATCTTTATTCACAATAGGCTCTACGTACCATATATCAGACTGTATCTCTCCGAGATAGCCTACATTACCGTGAGTGTCAGCAGACGGATAAATTATATCATATGGAAGAGGATCATTTTTCAGGAACCTCATCTTCCATCCTGCCTGTGCATACGGAGATCCTCCGCTTATTCTGTTTCCCAGATTAAATACCGTGGGCTGAAGAATCCCCTGGCATACTACCCTTCTTGTATTCTGGTCAGGAAATACCACCACCCCCTGGGCCCTTACGTATCCCAGTGCACGCAGTTCCTTCTGTACATTTACCGGAATTGTAATATACGGCATCTTACATGAGATGCTGACAATACCACCGGATGAGGTGATTTCAGGCCTGTAATTCATATACCAGTCCCTGATATATACTATCTCCGAAAATCTTCCTGATTCATGCTGGAATCTTACACCAATCCTATAGTATTCGGATCCCATGAATGTGGTTATATCATCCAGGGACCAGGAGAGGGATGATTTATAGGCATATCCTGTGGCAGACCCATCATCCTGAACAGGAAGTTCCTTGTCCTTGTAAGACATCTGGAATCCACGGGAAGCAAATTTTATACTGTCAGGAATAACAGAAGTATTCAGTTTCAGGTTACCAAGGAACAGGGTATTGTCCTTATATGTAATAGCTCCGGCTATGATATCTTCACCCCCTACATATAAC